GTTGATCACTGTTTGTTGTTTGCCGATCGCAGAAACTGATTGGATCCACACTGGCGTCTTCCTGTTATCCTGGAAGAGGTAGAGGTCGAAGGTTACGTCCCGATCAAAATAGAGGCTCACAGAATCGATCTGAAGGGCTATATCCGTAACGGGGGGAACCTTTAACCGGTACCCAACGAAATTGTTGCCGTTGACAATGACCTGATCATTCTCACCAGTGCGATCAAAAAGCAATCCTTGTGTCAGAAATTCAGGCTGATTGAATACTGAGGTTACCGCTTTAAGGATAATGGATCGCTGTAGACCTTCCAGGTAGCTATTAAAAGCCTGATCTGTAGCGCCCGGCTCTTCCATGATTGCCTTTGCGTTGGCCACCGTAACCAGCGCATGAAACCCTTCCTGAAAGACACGACCCGATTTTGTGAGCAGGTTGGCTGAATTAAGTACTGGCGAACCGGCCATGGTGGGCTGCCTCCAACCTATTCGGCCAAACAGTGCAGCCATGACCAAATCCAGGTTGAACCCATTGGAATAGTTGGTACTATCGGTATTGTATGCTACACCGATGTAATGCACGTAAAAACGTTCATCGTGACCGAATACATTACCAACACCTACGAGCCTGAAACCTCCACCAGAAAGGGGAGAATACTTTGTGTAATCGTATGTCCCAAATCCGGTTTTCTCAACCCATTGGGTTGTACCCGCCAGGATAGGGATTACACAGTCAGTTGTTCCAACCGCTGGATCATAAGGCCCTGTGCCCCCAACTACTATTTCGATCGGCTTGTTCACCTTTAATCGTGCTTACGTAAAACATAATAGACCCTGACCTGAGTCGTTTGCGTGGTAGAAGCGACTCCCATGGGTCTCACCTGGACCTTGTAAAACACGTAAGGCGTAGTAACCTTCGTGAAGTAAGCGACATTGGCGGCAATGTCTGTAAAGGCGGCAGAGGAATCAGTAAGGGTATAGTTTATCCCATCCAGGCTGCCATACAAATAAGCTTTACCTGCCGGGGTGCCGGTTAATTTGTTAGCAATTACCTGCACTCCGAGAGCAGAATAGCCTGCTGTCACGGTGATAACCTTGGTGACAGTGTCCATGCCTGCAACCGCGGATACGGTATCACCGGCCGCAAGTTGGATTAAAGTGGCGCGTTGAGCGATGGTCGAGGCTATTAGCCCGACCATCAGCACAAGCACACAAGCGAGCTTTTTCATTACTGAAGTATCTTAATTAAAAAAAGTTGTTTACCTCAAAAACTACTGGGTTGCAATCGCCTTAGGAAACCAGTGCGAATTCGTAGATCGGTGTCTCGTTGGCAGTGCTAAGATCAGCTGCCTGGAATGCTACGTCTACTGACATTTCCATTTCTACGCGAACGTCCTGTGCGCTTCCGCCATTAGATCCGCTACCGTCTACCCGCTGAGCATATCCATGTACCGCGTATGTTAATGGCATACCGGTACCATCAGGTAACACGCCATAACCACCCACATAACTCTCATAATCACCGAATCCTTTCCTGTTAATGGATGGGATCCAGGGAATGAAGGAGAAGCTGTTCTCAGGAAGTGCGATTGCTACCGCGCCGTCAGAGTAGTCTGTTGCCACATCAACACCGAGTGTGTTATGCTGCATGATGTTAGCGAAGTCCCCGAACTGGTAGTTCAGGTTTGTTGCATTGGAATTGCCCTGATTACGCAGCTTATTAGCCAGGGGTCCGAGCACATTATCAACCATCAAATCAAGTTTTCCGAAATACTTATGCTGCTGCATCACCGATGCAACAAAAGCAAAGAAGTCTTCCCGGTTTGATTGATTGATTTCAAAAGCGTCAGTAGCGGCATTAAATGCTGCGTTACGAACAATAGCATTTGAAGTTTGTGTCCTGCCCGCATGGAGCTGCTGTACCAGGTAAAGCCCGATTCTTTCACGCAGGATACGCTGTATCTGCATGATCTGGTTATCAATGATTTCAGGACGTTTGACCACATTGTCATCACCAATGGTGAGTAATACAGAGAATGGCTCGCTGAAAGTGGCCCAGTTAAGGGTTACTTCCATTGAATCGCCTTGATTACCGGTATGGTTGTGTGTCCTGGTGGTACCGTTTGTAGCGGCCATGCGCTTAAACTGGTAGCCCTTGATATCCCTGCGCGTGCTTTCGCGAATTGCCTGGGCGTTCGCCATTACGAAATCCTGGTTACCCAGACCTACACGCAGAATAGGATTTTGCTGCTCGCGGAGTTCGGCTTCATTAAACCGCTTGTTGATCCTTGACTGATAAGCCAAGAACAACGAATCTATGTAGTTCATTTAAAAAGAGTGAAGAGAGAAGTTTGTCCGGCACCGCCGGGAATGCTTTGGGTAACCTACCCTGTCTGCTTTGGGCAACCTGCCCGGAGTAATTGAACTGCTAAGATAGGTAATTTTCTTAACTTCCAAATATTTCTGAAAATACTATAATAAAAAAGCCGCGCTAAAAACAGTGCGGCTTTTTGGTATCGAATTATAAATAATCAGGCCTCGTTGAAATTGAAGTCCTTATTCGACTTAGTAATTTCTGCCAACTTGCTCGTTGCTTCCTGGCCTTTAATATTCCATCCCTGGGAGTCGGCATATGCTTTAAACTCCTTCATGTTGTTAATGGCGCCAGGCACCTTTTTGCTGTCTTCAAAGCCTGGTCCTCCTGGCTTTGTCTCCTGAGCCTTCTGCCACTTCTTTGAAGTAAACAGGTCGGTGATGGCAGCTTCATAACTTACCGGGTTAAACTGTCCGTCCTTGATCACTTCACCGTTCCGGTTCTTTACAATAGGCTTTGAATCTTCTTCTCCGAACTGAAGCTCAGCCTTCACCACTGTTAACCAATGATCATCACTGAAACGATCGTCCCGGTCCTTTGGCAGGAGGCGGAGAAGGTCATTATCCTTGCGAATGCTGGCCGCCTGAGTAATGGCAGTAGATTTCTCTTCCTGGGCTGTTTTAAGGGCTGCTTTAAGCTCTGTGATCGTTTTATCGCGATCCTTGACCTTATCATCAACACTGACCCCGCCATCTTTAAGTACATGGGCTTTAAATGCCTCAATGAATTTATCTGGATCTTTGCCCGCTATATCAATGCCGACCTTTTCCTTTAGTTCCTTGATGTTGATCTCCTTACCAACCTTAATCCCTTCGTTTTTAATGTTGGTCTCCACGGTGGTCCACTCATCAGCTGAGTACACTTTTATTGTGTCCGGGATTGTCAACTCTTTCTCCTCCTGGGAGTCGATGAGTTCTTTGGCTTTGGCCTCATCCTCAGCGAGTTTGAGCCTTACCAATAACTTTTGTAATGATTCCTTTTTAATTGCCATGTTATTGTGTTTTAATGCGCTGCTGTGGTGAGATTGACTTTTTCGGTATTACCATTAGTAATTGTACCAGTCTTGTAATACCGGCGACTGCTGTTGTGAGATTGAGCATTAAGGTCGGCAACCACATTCTCTTCCAGCTTTACTTTTGTCCTTAGTTGTTTGATTGCCGTATATGAGTCAATAACAAACATTTTCTGGCGGTTCATTGGATCGGTCACTTCACGTCTACCAATCTCTACCTGCCACAGGTCGTAAAGTTGATAACGGGTAGCCTTTGCGTTTTGAACGGCGGGCCCGCCTTTCTCTTCACCTGGCTCATTTTTGTTATCACCAGGCTCCTGTCCATCGTTTTTAACTGGGTTAGTTTCCAGGGAAACTATAACCTCCGTAACCTCTGCGTCTGTGAATTCATTCTGCAGAAGTACAGTAGTAATCTCAACGGGATCGGTGAGATCCTTTACAAGGCCAAGGGCCTTCTTAAGTCTTAAGTGATGCATAATTATTGTATTTGAATTAAAGATTAAGCTGGTACCGGGTCTTTTGGTTCTGGCTCTTCGATCTTTGGCTGAACGAGACTGACATAGTCCAGTAGAGACTTTCGTAGTGTTTGTGGGTTAGACGCAATGATCTCCATATCGGTGAGCTGTGAGTTCCATTCCCCGAAATACACCTTGGCCAGCTTTATCTCATCGGATACCGGCCATTTTAATACTGCATCGACGCCTACATGTATGAAAGGTTCAACCTTCATAAGGATCATGTGTCGCTGCAGTTGGATCGGGTTACCAGAGTACTTACTTTCATAATACTCTATCAGGAAGCTGTCCAATGCAGTATCCGGTGCCCCCTTGGTCCTGGCATCGTTGTATTTCTTCCAGATCTGGTCGGGGTTTTCCAGAAGGTAGCGGTCACCATAAACAATAGAAGATCCTTTATAGGAGGTTTTGTAATACACGTTACCTATCAGGTCAGCACAGAATCGGTGAAGATCTTGTGCCCATTCAGTGAATTTTTTTAACCGGTCAGCGATCGGCCTGTAATCATCGAGGATTTCCGTTGCTGTGCCAGGCGCCTCACCGCCATCTGTTGGCCCTTGGGCCCGCTTCATATCACCAGTGCCCCAATAGGTGTCCCGCATAGTGCTTTCAAGCAACTGAAGTTCATTGTTCATCATTTCCCAGCCTTCCTTTGGAGGAGTGAAGTAACCGCCAGGGGGAATGGGCAGCTTCGCATTTTCATCAGAAGGAGGCGCCACTTTAATAACGTCACTGGGTTTGGTGTAAGGTTTGATCTTCGTGCCCTTACAGTCCGGACATTTAACACCATCCAGGAAACCGGTATGGTCGCACGTACCGCATTCGGTAAGCATTTCCCAGGCCTTTAAGAACATATGGTACTTCTTACTGATCCCCTTGGCGCTTCCATCGTTTAAGAACTCTTGAGCAAGCTCGATCACCGGTTGTGCAGTACTCTTGTACATATTGCTATTAAAGACCGGAAGGTTCGAATTGACTACCCCTGGAACACGCATGAAGAAATTAGGGAATTGTCCTGCAGGCGGAAAGGTTACCACCTCGCCTTCCTGAATTACGATGCGATCGGCGATATCATCCACGAACCGGAAAACCCGGACTCCTCCTGTTGGTGTAGTGATTACTTTGGCCTGGACCAACATCGCTATCTCTCCCTGGCTTAGGGAGAATACTACATATTTTGGATACCGGCCTTTTAAGTCATAATCGTAAATGACTGAAGTGCTTTTATAAGTAGGGTAAGCTTCGCCATCCGGATTGATCTCAATATACGTCAGGCTCATAGGGTCAACGTCCCAGGCCTTTAATGCAACAAGCTCTAACCACTCCTCCAGCGACATACCATCTTTCACAATTGAGAGGTAGGCCCTGAAGGCTTTCTCCTGAGCTTCGGGCAGCATGTACTTCTTACTCCCACCTTTGGCAGTAAAGACCTTGTCCCGCTGTCTGAACAAGCGGGTAAAAAGGTCGACATTACTACGAGCATACTTTTTCCGGAGGTCTGCGATCTCCTTCTTTTCGAAGAAGGGCATAGTCTCCAGGCTTTCCTGAAGGCCATCCCCCTCGATGTGCAACCGTAGCTTTTTGCTTTCTGTCCTTGCTGTCTCCAACAACGCCCGATTGGGGTTCGTCAGAATGATCGCTTTGATCTCGTCTTGATTGTAAACCATAGCAACTGGCGGTTAACTATACCGCAAAGTTTTATTATCCTGCAACTGACCGTGCCTCTTTCTTGATCAGGAAGTACATGCCCATAAGCAACATGTCCAAATAATCCGGAGATCTTCCTAGCAACTCCTTCATTTCATCCTTGCTGACAATTCTCTTTCGCTGTTCATCTGCATCAACATCCTTAGCCTTCAATGCGCCCAATTCTTCGATGATCCTCTGCTGCTGTGTCGGTGAACAAATAATCCGCATTTCCCGTTTGTTGACTATCTCAGCCAGCTTGTATCCGCACTCGCTTTTAAGGTTCGCATACTCTTTTTTGTTGACCGCCTTGGATTGCGCATGAAACTCTTTAATGCCGGTCAGATAACTCTCCAGATAATTGCCCAGGCCATCACTATCCACAATCATCCGACTGCGCGGTATCTGGTTGGCAATCATCATGATTTTTAGATCCAGCTCAATCTCTTTTCCTGTACACTTTTCCTTATCGATAGCAACTTTTACTACCATCCCATGCCAATTGCCAGCGATAAAGCGGTCCCTTCCCTGCATCGCCAAATCTGCGCTTCCTTTCTTTTCGCCTTCTGCTTTTACGTGCTCGTTTGTGAACAAGTCAGCAATAGCGTCAAATTCGCAAAGTGCTGCAGGGTCATCGTCGTAATCCCAGTTGCCTAATAGAAGCCGCTCCCTTTTTGCCTTGTCCTTTAAGGAGCGCAGCTGGTCGAGGTAAAAACTCTCGTTTGCCGGGTTATCCTGGGCAAAGGCTTGGATGAAACGCTTATCGGGTGGTAGGTTCTTCAGTTTCCATGGAGTGTAAAACTCCATGTACATCCAGTTCTTTTTAGGGTTACAGCTTATAAAGACAACGGGCCTTAAACCATATTTATCATTGAGGTGGCGGCCACAACGGGCCTTTATCCCCTCGTATCCTTTAACATGTACTTCGCCACCTTCTTCGATCCATCCGCCTGTAAACTCATAAGAGCCGAAGCGATCATATTCCGGATCATCGGCAGGATAATACCCCAGGTCCACAAAATCAATACGGCTGCCGTTGCCAAACAGAAGGCATTGATCTTTTTGATTGTAAGTAACCCCCTCAATACCATATGCAGCGAAAACCTTTAGAAAAGTTGGGTAAGTCGACTTCCTTAAATCGGCCAAGGTATCACGTCCTACAAACCACCTGGTACCCTCGTAACACTCACACATGAAAGTCAACCATACAGCACCTGTCCAACTCTTGGCGCCGCCTGCAGCACCGCCATATAGAAAATCCCGGGAAACGCCTCTGGTAAGTTCAATCAGGGCCTCCTCCTGCTTAAAATTCTTACCTCGCTCAGTAATGGTTATAAAATCAAAATCCCCTCTTTTAAAGAGCTCCTTTTCAATCTCAATTAATGGTATGTTAAGCAGGTCCAGACCATCCATTATCCCGCCTTTTGCTTTATAGCCTTTAATTCCTTTAACTGCGCTGTTGTGAGATTATTGAGATTGAAATTATTAACAGGTGATGGCGCCGGCTTCTTAATACCATGGTGCTCGGCCAATATTCCCAAAGCCCAGGGCTTTGACCATTGCTTTGTCTTCTTCGTGTAGCCAATGAATTTTCGATCGTCGCCATGCCCCTCAAACTCTTCAGTTACTTCTATAGTTGATAAAGCCGCCCTGGTGTCGGCGTCCATTGAGTGGATCGGCAATAATGCGCCATTCTCGTCGTATAAGCCAAGGGGATCGAAAAAGGCGATGCGGCCGATCTCCTGCATTGTACGCTCGTACGTCGCCTCAAGCTTGTTTAAGACTTTCGACTGCTTATTCTTAAGGTATTCTCTAACCTTAACAGTTTTTAACAAGCGGGAAGCTTGCTGTGCTGCAGTTTTTTTGGAGTAGCCAGCAGCAGTGGCAGCGCGGGTGCCATTGAAGTCGATGAGATACTCATCGCAAAAAAGTATTTGCTGTGGGTCTGTTAAGGAAGTATTCACGCTGGAAACGATTTAGGTTTCAAAGCAGTTCAAAGCTACAGTAATTTTCAATACTTTCAATTAATTCCGAAACTACAGCATATTAAAAGGCCCGGATCACTCCAGGCGCATGGGTCCATTCGTTATTCAGTTATCTGAAGTTCATTCCCGGTTAAGGCAAAGTAAAGGTTTTGTATTTGATGGACATACTTAATTTCTGCCCAAATGTATATAGGGCATTGATCTCTCCAGCTTTCGGGTGTCACACCGCAAAGTCCTTCATCATCGAATTCAAGGTAATTGGTATTGCCTACCTGTATGTTCCATACCTTATCGTCTGCCCTAAATTCAAACCCGCACCTTTGGAGCCACTCTTCCGTCAGGGGTATTGGCTTCACGTAATCAGTTGTAGCATTTAACTGACGGAAGTGGTCCGCCTGTATCTTTATGGTCACCGGTGCCCCAGTTGCAAAGGAGTCAATGAGATTGCCGATCCGTAGTTCACTTGGTTTGATCATATCTGTGCAATTTATTTGTTTTTCGGTTCATCCGCCAACACTACAGCCAGATTGCATTTAAAAGGCTTGCAGCCGCCCTCCTTTACATTCCGGCACTCACGGGTAGCTATTGCTACTACATAGCTTGAAGGGTGCGTAATGGCCTGGTAAACGGCCTTGCCGCGTGGTAGGCTGAAGTGCCCAAAGAGCGGTACGTGCTGGAGGAGTATTTCTTCGGTAGGCATTGGCTTTGATTTATAGATCCGCTTACTTTGTCTTCCCTTTATATTCCGAAGCCTCCTTTTCCATTATTTCCCTATATCCTGGGCTCGAATGCTGTCCGTACCGTTTTACATGCAGGGCAATGCAGATACGAGCCACCATGCGCTCGGTTGGATCATCTGAATGGTAGAACGGTAAAAGGTCGATATCCGGGCAAATAAAGTTATCCCGGAATTCAATCTCTCCCGACCTAATAAAGGTCAATTTTTCAATAGTGTCTATTGCCCTACAAACCTCACGGAAAAGCTCTGCGCTCTTGATTTGCGCGTTAGCTAGGGTGAGTCGGCTTAGTACTTGTTTTTTCATTATTAATTGTATTATCATTAAAAGCAACTCATAAGAGAACTTCATTGATTATGAAAACCGGTACCGAAGTCATTAAGACGCTTGTCAAGCTGATCCTCTGTTTCGCCATTCATATGGAATGAGGCAGCTGCTTCTAGATAAAAGTTCAACCATGTACTTGATATTTCGCGGTCTGGGTGCTTAAATCCTACAACCTGGGCGCTATGCACTAAGTGCATTATGAAGTGGTGTGGATATTTATCATGGTCTTGCCAGAATTCCCTGGCATGAAATGCGAATTGGGCATAATCACCCCACATGAAATCATTGTTGTTAGTATGGTCCCAATCGCCAGCCGGCTTTAATACCACACCCCTTAAGAAGCGTACGATGGCTTTTGCTGCATTGTACTTGTTGTTTTCGTCGGGCCCACGCATGGCAGTAGTTAAAAGAGCTTGCATCTGAAAGGGGAGATCACATACCCAGTCATGGAGTACAGATTCACGCATTGAGGTCTTTGGCATATTATTGTTTGTTTATAGGTTTATTGATAGCAGCCTCCCAATGACAACCACATGCCAGCTCTGGGCGCATCACCGCGAACGTTTCCCGTCTTTTTGCCCGGCCCTTTCCATTCCTTGCGGAGGAATGCTGCCTGCGGTACTTACGTAAAGTGTTATAGGTCGACACCTTTCACTTTGAGCCTGTAGCGGATCTTGCTGTGGGTATTACGCGTAGTCTTGGTAAACGGCTGCCTTATAATTCTTTGAACATGTGCGTAGATATATCAAGCTCCAAGGTTAGCCCGAAATACTTAACCCCTATTGATTCAAGGCGCTTTCTTTCTTCCCTTATTAACCTGGTGGCCTCGGAAGTCCACCAATAGAGAATCCCTTCTTCCCTGGTGATCATGGTCTCCTCGTCAATCGGTATAGTCATACCCTTGGCTTCCAAATCCTCGCAGAAGGAACCCAGTATTTCTCCTGCTTCATCGTTGAAGTGGGAAATATCATCTACCTCAATATCCAGTTCCGGTATCCTTATCTTACTCATGACCTACCTCCTTCTTACCTTCCTGCAGGGGCTCAATAACTACCAGGTCAACGTCAGGAGTGCCGAAGTCGAATACATTACGAAGGTTGCCCTCTTCATCCCTTACCTGAACTTCATTTAAGGTTAGGAGCCCGCCCAGGGTATAATTGCAGGGCTGTTTGGCATTACTCATTGTGCCCTTTCCTCCAGTCCACCTACCTATGCAGGAAAAGTAAACCTTCTCATTTGGCTGTTCGATCTTTGCTGCAATAAAGTCGGCAATGGTCTGCTCGTGGCCGCAATTGCAACACTTAAACTTCCAGTGCTTGGCGTTATTTCCGAATAGCCGGCGGGCTTCCGCTGCCCATTCTTCATGGGTGTATATTTTCATGCTTTGTGATTTTAAGTTAACAATGCTTTAAATTTCCCTTCCTTGATCTGCTGGTAGTACGTGGTACCCTTTTGTATGTCATGCAGGTAAGGGAAGAACACCTCCAACTTCTCCGCCTGATTGAGCTCTATCATGCTCAGCTGAATATGCACCCACTCATGCAACTGTTTCCATACAATTCGTTCTGCCTGCTCCAGAAGTACTTTATCGGTGGACTTAGGCCTTTGCTTCTTTAACCATACATAAGCCTCCTTAACCTTCGCAGGAAGCCGGAATGGTAGTTTCATGCCGTCCATTTCCACGATAAAGGAAATAGCTGATACTTTGCCGGCAGGTCCGTACACCTTCATTATGTTCGTGCTGCCAAAATATACAAGCAGCTTTTCGATCGCTTCGATTGACCGGGAGGCAGGTACCTCTGTTGTATAGTTCTTTAAATTCATTTGTTCCTCGCTTTTATGATTTATGTCCTGGACAGCCAGTAACCGGGTCGAAGCCTTTGCAGCCGGCTGACGCGATATACACCTCGCCGGCTGCTTTCTTTTCCTCCAGGTCCTTTCTAGCTTCGCTGGCCGGCATATCCAGTAGTTCCGTTATCTCCTCATCGTTCCTGGATAACAGGACATCGATGCGCATATGTAGGCAGTGTGTCATGGTTATACCTCCTTTAATTAATTAAGATTCTTAAGATGGGATTTTGAAATCAACTTCAGGACGAACTCCCTGCACATCTCTATCTTCTGTTCATCCTCCACTGTTATCGTAATCTCCAGGCGTCCGTCAGGTAGGTTTACTGTAGTTCCCTGCATACGTTCCACCGATAGATTCAGTGCTTCGGTTAAGGTGTCAGCCATATCAGGAGTAACGGTCCAGGTGATTGTGGCCGGGTTGTCTTGCTTCATCCTCCCACCTCCCTTTCCAGGCCTGCTGGATTGCCGGTAGTGGACAGAATTTTGAAGGATACCACCCATACCCAGGGATTCTCAGCCCAGCTTTCCTCTCCGTTAATTACCTCCCAAAGAGTTCGGAAAGAAACCCTGGCACCGACATCGTAACCTCCATATCGGTAATGCTTATAATTATATTTGGTTGAAGAATCTGAATCTGGGCGCTTTTCTACCCCCTCTGCGATCGCATCTGCATCGGTGATGTTATGCAGGCGCTCTACCCTGATATCGGTTACCTCCAGCCAGATGCGGGCCGCTTCCTTGGGCATGTGGATCGATGGCTTCCATTTGACTGGTCCAAACCTGTTATCGTATCCGTCCGCTTTATAGATATACCGTTTGCCTATCAGGATGTAGGCAGGCACCACCCTCGCGGCTGTTTCGCGCACCCAAAGGATATCACCTGGCTTGCCGTATGGGCACCGGATCGAAAAATGCGCGCCGAGTTCAAACTCATGCCCGGCACTTACCTTAAAAACTGCGTTCAGGCCTCCCTTTGGATTTTCTACAAAGTGAGAGAATTCCCATTTATCAGGAGCCTCGTTGATCTCCTCCAGACCGGTCGTACGCCTGGTCATTGTCTTGCGGCCATCCTTTTCAGCCTGCACCATGGGGGTGCTCATCAGTATTTGTATTTGCTTTCTCACTTTGAATTATTTTTTATTGATAATATCTGTTGACCTCCTTGCCGTTCTTATAATGGATCGCTAAGCTTACGATCTTGTCGGTCACCGAGCGGGCTTCCCAATATCGCTTCGCTGCCTTCGAATGATATCTTATACGCCTGGAGTCGAAGGTTTCCCTTGACCAATGCACAACAAAGGGCTTGGTCTTTAACAATTCCTCTTCACTGTCAAAGTAGTGGCATACAAGCATTTTGTGACCAATAGCTGTTATGGCAACGACAGGGATCATAGCTATGCTTCCAATCGTTTATTGACCTCTTCGGCCGTTATTACATTGATTTCGAGAAGGTAAATAACCATGGCAGCGCGAGCCTCTGCTTCCGTTTTGTACCAGTCCTGATCGATTGTTGGCTGGCCGAGGGTTTGGTAACCAACACTTTCCCCTTTCCAATTGTGTCGATGGTAAAATGACCAGTGAAAACCAGATTTGGCGGTAATGTCGGTGGGCAACATAACTCCCAGTTCCGCAACAGAGAAGGCGGCGGGGTTTTCATATTTTGAATCCTTTTCGGGAATGGTCCCCTTATGGGCAAGCATAAAGGAATCAGTAGCTTTAGCTGGGTCATATCGCCAGTGCCACTCGGCAACCTGTTTTACACCGAGTGCTTTGAGGCGCTTTCCCTGCTCCAGGGTGCATACCTGATCTTGTAGTTTCATTTAACGAGTTTTAGTTTTTCAACGACCACATACTGATCGTCGATCTTTCGAATGTTCCATATCTTCAGCCACCGGCTCACTGTTCTGTCACTCACCCCCAGTACTGGAGCAGCTTCTTTTATCGTGCCGCACTTGTTTAATGCCAGGAGTAGCAGTCGTTTCGTATTATCCTGTAGGTTCAGTGTTTCCATATCAAAAGTTGAATACCAACATAGCAGCATCCCGGCCGTGCTCATCAGTGCTTTCCGTACAGCCGGTTAATTGCTGGAAGTAGGAGGCCGTGAGCTTTGTTTTATTGTTCTTAGGAGCTACGGCTTCATAATCGATCTTTTCCTCCTTTAAAAAGTCCTCCCAAATCGCTGCATCCCGCTTTATGCTGCCGGCTCCCTGCAGCTGTGCCGCATCCTTTGTTCCGAACCAAGTACGCAGGCGAGCATCTTCGAATCTTATCAACAGACCTTGTCCGTATATTACTTTCAAGGCCTTAACCAGGTCAAGCGCCCGGTGTATCTCCATCGTTTCAATAGCAGAAAGCCTCTTTGCTTTCCTTACCCAAATGGCTATACCCGTGTGTGTGCCGGTGTCAATGCCGACGATAACTTCGTAATCAGTTTTTCTAATAAGGGTCGTAAACGTTCGCATGGTTAGTTTTTGAAGGTTTCGGGCGTATGTCTTCAGTTAAAAGGCTGTATATGTCAGTATAGTCAAGCAGATCTACCAGCTGAATGAGGATTGTAGCACGGGGAAAAGACCCGGCTTCTACTTCCCAGTTCTTTACACGGTCCTCTGATATGCCAAGTCGATCCCCTAAATCCTTGCGTGTCCAATCTTTTAAGGATCGCAGGTAGCGTAGGTTTTTGCCAAATTTTTGTTGGTTCGCTTTTTTCATAGCTTATTTTGAGGGTATGATTTTTACATTCTGTGCACTCATGATCGAGAAGGCTGCTACAACCCCCAGCTGCTTTAATACCGCTACGTCCGCCCGGGTTTCATCGGTTTGCTTCCCCTCCTGGTAGGCCTGCAGCAGGCGCAGCTCGTTGGCTTTGTTCGTGCCTGTCAGTATTCGTATTCGCTTCGGGATCATGTCCGGATAAAAGTTCGGGTCTAACACACCCCTGGCCACCAGCTGGTCGTAGTGATCAGCGGTGACCAGATCGATCTTTATCCCGCTCTCCAGGTAGCGCTCGTAGAGGTATTGGATATCCGTCTTTTGTTCCTTGGCCGATTGCTTCGCGCGTTCCGTCTGCTTCTGGATGAACTTGTCGAACTGCTTCTCCAGGTTGGACAGCAGGAAATTTGTTTTGATCCACTCCTCCGCGTATGCGCTATCCAGGAAGTACCTTAGTCGCTGCGGGCCAGTGTTTTCGTTCCACTCGGCATTCGCGTCTGCTGCCCGCTTCTTCAGCCGCCCAATGATATCCTTGAACGTCCGCGGATCCTTGCCCTTGAAACTCGGCTCCACTCCGAATTTTTCCACCCCGAAATCAAACCAAACTTTGACCAACAGGTCCCAATACGGCTCTGGTTCTTCGGCTTTGCCCTTTCTCCCAACATTCTTCGGCGGCGCCGGCACAGCCGGTGCACCTCCGGTAGGATACTCTACTCTACTTTCCTTTACTCTACTATACTCTACTATACTTTGCGGATTGTTCACGGGATCAATCGCATTGTTCCGCGGATCAATTTGATTCTTCCACGGAACAATCGTTATGTTCCGGGAATCTTCCGGGATATTGATCAAAACATACTCTTCGATCAACTCAACCTCTGTTCCTTTTCTTCGACGTTCAGCCGTTGCATCCACGTATATTTCCTGCATGCGTTTGCTGGTAAGGATATTGTACTGCTCATATAACCGCTTATCGAATAGACCGCGGCGCAAACAGCATTCAATTACCTTTTCTACCAGCTCCAAACTCTCCTTACATATATCCGCTGCAAATACCTCCAGTTCGTCTTTTGTATAATCGAAGTAATACCCCTTACCCTCGTAGGCCTGATCCAGGATACAGCACCATATCCAGTAACCGGCTCCCTTGTATTCATTCACCAGCAGCCGCACCTTCTTGTTCCGTATGTGCCCGCAGTTCATCCTGTAGTACGCTATGCCTGGCTCTGCTTTCCTGCCCATTAAAATAGTTTGGTTTGTTCATGCCTGGATTTAAGCTCCTCTATTGAATAGCCCAGCTGGGTGAGCAGGATCTTGATGGCATCATCTACCTGCGCCTCGGTAACCTTACACTTCGGAAGCTTCGAACGATGACCGGCCCAGTACTGCCTTTGGAAGGAACGCATTTGATCCACCAGGAAAATCAGGCGCTCCATGTGCTTCCTGCTTAGCTTCTGGTTGAACAACATCTGCTCCCAGCACCAGGCGCCCAGCTGGGTAGCTTTCCCCTGCGTAAGCGTAGGATCGCCGTTAAAGGCCGTCAGCTGCTCATAGATGGCGAGTATCAACTGCTCTTTGGTAATAGCCACCTCCTGCTTTTTCTGCTGCCCAGCCATGGTTAGAATTTGATATTAGCGCGCTTCTTAAGAAGATTGATATCGGCGCCCGGCTCTGCATACACGATCGTTTTGTGATCGAGCCGGTAGGCTACCTTACCCGTAAGGTCAGGCGTCTTGATCGTGAACTTCTTACGCTCAATTACCACTTTACGATCGCTGTGGCGCTTCTCTGCAGCCCTCAATGCTTTCTTACGCTCCTTTTCCTTCTGCAGGATTGCCCTCTGCTCTTTCCTTTCCAGGGCGCGCGCCTTCCTTTGAGTGAAGGTTTCTTGCATCAGCTGGCGGATCTGATCCTTCGGTAATTTGTTCTTAGGCGGCTTTGGGGTCTTATTCATAGTCCGCCGGCGCTTCCTGTCCAGTCGGGCGCAAAAGTCCTGCACCAGGTGAAGCGGTTTATTGATCAACTTCGCAAGGTCATCGTCGGTCCTTTGACAAACCAGGCTTTCCAAAAGTCGCATATCAGCAAGAGTGAGTTCAGTCATGATCGTTGGCTTTTAAATCAATTTCTTAGGTTGTTTGTCAGCAAGCCCCAAAGGATTCGCTTTTCAAACTTGGTTGGCTTGCCGGCTACCAGCATCCGGCCACTGGGTTTAGTGTAGGCTACACTGGCGGCGATTTCGCGGGCTAGTTTGGAATTGTTGAATAATACTCCGGACTGAACCTCCTCCTTAATCCTGACCTCCCAGCCTTTGCCCTTGGCAGCTTTCTCAATAAACCAGTTCTCGGGATCTTCCTCGTCCTGGTGGAAAATGACAAAATCCCCCCCCCTAAACCGATTAGCTCGCAAGCTGCTTTGTTAATAGCGAACAATCCCGTTTTGGTGTTCATGCTAACCAGGGGACCTTTACCAGCTTTCTCCGGAATACAGTTCTCCGGATTGAATTCCTTCAGTTTCATTACTTTATTTTTATTGGATTAGTAATCATTGTTGACAGGTTCAAATAACAGCCATGCACTTTGATCATACCCTCGCGAAATAGCTTCCAAAGGATATTAGTGCCCAGCTGGGCTAATGTGCTGTTGATAAAAAGGTCCTGCCGATTGATGGACTGCGCCACGGAGCAGCTGGGGCCCTCTTCTTCCTTTTTTATCTTCTTAAGCTGCGGGAATAACTTAACTACATTAGGAAGCGAAGCAACCGTCTGATAATCGCTTTTTGGCTGTTTGTTCTGTAGCACGCTACCGAGAACGGCCTGTCCTGTTGTTTGACTGTTTCCGAAATCCAACCAGTAATACAGTCGATACGTAGGCTCGCTGTTGGATCTTCCATTAAGCTCATTAGCGATTGAAACACGACCTGCAGCAGTATCGATACAGGTAATGAGAATATTGCCGGCAGCGTTATTATACAACTCGGGCCTGGACTCCCAGTTATAGCCAAAAAACCTGTTTACCCGGGTTATAAGTACAGTAGCCTTATTCAATCCTATATCTGCAGGAGAAAACAACTGCCGGCCTATGTTTGCCATACTGACCTGATCCGGGTCCCACCCATATACATGCAACCCCGGATGACCAAGAGCTACCAATGTTTCATTCATTCGAGCCAGGCATGTCAACACCTGCGAACCGGTACCGCCAAGGCCGACCAGGTTTACCGTGATCTTATGCTGCGGATTAAGCAGATAGGGCGCTGTATAATGTACTTTCATATAACGTTTACCAGTTTATTTTCCCTCTTTCCTGACCTGTACGGCAGCAACTCGGAATTATCGAATGCTTTGTCTGTGCCAATGAGCCCTTTCCAGATCAGGTTGAGGTTAGTTCGTGTAGGGTTTACCGCGTGGGCCAAATGAGTAAATTCACTCTTCCAGAACATTGTTTCCCAATAATCCATTTCTGCCTGGTAAGTACGAGCCGAGGGCTTCTTTACTTTCGCGGAACCAAGGCAGACACTACCTTCGCTATCCACGTTGTGGAAGGGAGCGTTATAGAGTGAGGTGTTGATTGTTGGCCTCTCGTCAGTTAATAATGCATATACATAGAGATATTTGCGTTTTACCCGGTAGAGCATAGCCGGGACCATTGCTTCCCCTGAGGGAATATGCAACTCCTTGAAGAAATACAAATGACGCTTCTCTGCGGGCCTGAACCAGGTCATATCGTAATATCCGCCAGGCAGCACATCAAACTGTATCAAGTTTTCCGGGATTATGCCGGAGATCAGGGTTCTGTTTTGCGTTTCATCGAAGAATATATCGACAATGCCTTGAATTGTCTCCTGGCATAAAGGTTTGCCTTCTAAAAGCTGCCCCTTGGAGTTAATGGTATGGCTTTCCAGGTAGGCATCGTTATGGCCATCCACTGAACTGGTGTATACCACTATCGCCATTGACGGCTGGTAAGTTTTCATCAACGTTTCAGTCAGTTGGTTCATTTTTTAAAGCTTTCAGTGAGTTCCCATGCGCGGGTAAAAAAATTAGAAAGATCATCTGGCCATTCACTCTTCTTTCGTAAGCCGTCAAAATCGAACAATTGCGTATCGCTATAAATGTTTAAAGCGGCTACCGGCTCCTGAACTCCCTCCTGGGCCATGCTGTCTAAAAGAGTTTCGCAATGGCCAGTTATACTATCGTTTAAGTCCCATGCAATGTTCAATTGAAGGTCAAGCTCCAAGAAAAGATCTTCGCTATCCCCTTCGTGTGAGTAGATAAACTGATGAATACTGTATCCCCCCTTAAGGATTTCAGCCCCTTGATATATCAGGTTTGCTATAGGATTACCAGCCTTAAACCTTCGTGCTCTCCGGGAAAGGTCTTCAGGCTTCATAACCTTAGAACGTCTTATCCTCTTCAAATACTGATGGATATAACCCATTCTGTATTCTTTAAGACACGCGATCGCTTCAGCCTTGCCTGCTTCATCATCTTCTGCCAACCAGTCATCCAAGGATTCAGCAGCATAACCAAGCTCCCCAAAATCCCATAATCCGACGCCAGCCTTTTCCGAAAAAGTCCGCAAAAACGATAGGTACAAATCGTGAAGGGGTTTATTCTTCTTAGCAAGCTTTAAAAGCGCTGGACCCACCTCTAAACAATGCCACATCCTTGGCCAATTACAGACCTTATAGGCGATAATGTAAAAGACCCCGTTGGTATGCTCAATGTTGAAATCAAAGTCCCTGGGGATCAGGCTTCTCAAGCCCCTTAAAGCCATGGTGAGTACTGTCGACGGCAAAAGACCTTCGGCAGTGGGGTTCAGTGTTAACTTTTCATTCCTGATTTTTGCCATCATGTTGACATATATGGCCCAAATCTCCTCGCACATTTCGCTGACCAGGTTGACGTCAACCGGCCTATTCGACTGATTACAGAAAACATAAGTTCCAGACTTAGGCTTGAGCTTCAGTGAATGAATGGAATCTGCGATGACTGCGCTAATCGCCTTTCCTTGCCCTCCTGGTTTGCAAATAACCTTCGGTCGCGGTTTTCGACCTCGAGTAACCTTCCGAGTCTTTGATGTAGATCTTTTGGAGTTATCCTTTTGCGGCATGACTTTTTAAAATCCTTTTTCATCCTTTTGTTCCAACTGTGGTTTTGAACGTGTAAATAGCGCGATCGCCATCTGGTACCGGCCCTTCGATCGTAGAAGTAGTCAGTTCCGGATAGCTACCGGAATGGAACTGCATCACCTCCTCTATTGTCATGTCAGGGTTCGGATCAGGGAGCTCGACATTTACGCCATCCCGCTTAATTTTAAAAGCTCGTTTGAGGTTCGTTACTACTAAAGCCATGGTATTGTTATTTAAATGGGTGAATCTTCGGTATCCTCAGGTACTGAGCCTTCTACTTCTTCTACGGTCTCAACCTCAACCTCGGCAACGGAAGGCGCATTATCCGCAGGAGCCTGGTCGAAAATAGAGGCCTCCTTAGGCGCAACGGGTTTTGATGCCTTAGAAGCCTTCGTCTTTGACTCTGGCTTCGACTTAACAGGCTTGCCCTTTTTTGCTGCATTGCCCTTTTTTGCTGGAGCTGGTTTCTCTTTTGCTTCAGGCGCTTCCTTCGTTGGCTTGCCTTCGTCAGGAAGATCCTGCACATTAAGGCCGGCCTTTGGCTCCGGTTTGGTCAGCAGGGCCTGGAGAAATCCGGAAGCAAGGTCCTCAGGGGTACCGGTCATCGTTTTGGGGTTCAGACTGGTACGGGCGCCAGGCCTTACCTCAATGGTAAGCTTGTCATCCTTGCGGAAAAAGTAAATAGTCAGATCGGCATTATCGCCGAGTTCGTGTATCTGGTGGAAGAAACTCATAGTATTAGTTTGTGTCATTTAGTGGCATGATCATTCCCAGGTAATTAGCATCCTCTTCAGAAGTGATCAGGACCGCCCTCTTTGGCGTATCGATGTGGAGGGATACATTATCATACTCCACCTGGGTAAGGAGTGTTATAAGCTTCTTAGGGTTTAATGAGATGCCTTCAGTGCAACCGGTGTACTCCGCGGCAACCACACTATCAACTTCCCGCTCATAATCCAGGTCGGCCGCTTTAACCTTCACACTTTTTCCCTGCAGGCCCATTGAGCAGCAACCGGCGTTTGCCAGGACTGCCTTTTCAAGGGAGGTGATCAACTCATTGCGGTTAATACGCAGGTTAGGTCCGTGATTAGGAATGACTACCCGGTAGTCGGGGTATTTGTGTTCCTGCCTGGTGATGATCACCGTAAGGCCATCCGCTTTAAATGCGGCGTGTTTCTTTTGCCAGTAAAGCTCAATGTCGCCGGTACCATGCAAGGCAGTTGCCAGCTTTTGAGAAACCAATACCTGGTCTTTCGGGATATCGGCATCGCAATCGACCACGTACCGATAAAGGATGTTTGCATCCGTGCCCACGATCGTAATCTTCCCGTCCTCGATATCAAGACAGGAATAAGTCATGGAAGGGCGAGTATCATCTTTGCCGCAAGCCTCCATCGAGCTGATGACCCGCTTCATGGTTTCCTGTCCGAGCTTGATACTGTTCTTTTTTGGGATGGACGGGATCTTCGGAAACTGTGCGACAGGTTCCAGGCTTTTAAGCACATACACATCGTCACCGGCAGTGATCGTTGCCCTGGAATCGTCCGGAGCCTCTATACTGATCGGCATGGCCCCGGTAAGCGACACTACCTTCTTTATGAAATCAAACGGCAGAAGCAGTTCAAAGGCCTCAGCTGATTCACAAGGACACTTATAAAGAATCGTAAGCTCGCAGTCGGTTGTGATCAGCTCGACCTCATTAGCGTTTACCCGACAGAGCAAACTGGAAGTAGCAGGGACGACAGGCTTTGCCGGTACCGCCTGCGACAGCTTCTTCAGTGCTGCTTTCAGGTGTTCCTGGCTGATGATCATTTTTTTCATTCTTGATTTTTTTATAGCGTCTTTTAATCCAGGTATTGCCGTGTTGTTGGCGAACTATTGAGAAGTTTAATGTTACCCTGCCTTTGCGGTCCTTTTTAAAGAAGCGGGAATCAGGGTCGGGCTCGACAGGGGCAGGCGGTGTTCCAAAGAGTGAAGGAAGCGGAGGGATAGCATGGAAGTCTGTCACAGGAAAATAGGTCACTGGTATCCCGTTGCCCTCATAAATCTTATACACCAGCACGCCATCATCATTTCGGGTTTCCCTGAAATAGCAACCCTGTAAAAGATATATAAGCCTTTGCCTCTGATTCTTGGTCATGCTATGTGTTCCTCCTGAGCGTAGACTCTTCTATCCATGGGAGTCACCTGCAGGCGGCTGATCGATAAGCCAAGCGCACGGGCCTCACGCGGGTGTGTTTCGATCCAGCTGTGGCAGCAGGGACAAACAGCCAGGAAGTTATCGGCATCGACCAGGTTGTCACCTATGCGACCTGCCATGTGGTGTACCTCAGTCGCTTCAGTTACACAGCCTTCGAGCTTGGCCTGGCACCTGGGGTATATCTTCAAGAACTTCTTTCGCAGCTCCAGG